CATTTAAATCTGCTGTGCTGGCAAATCGCTGTCCAGCCTGAACTATAAATCCAAGCAAGTTAAACAGTGACTGGCTTGGCTCCTTAAATGGCAGTGGCATAATCGCCTTGTTCACGTCGTCAACTGTCGAATCTAAATCAACAAACTCGCCTGGGTTAACCTCCAGCTCACCGCCATTCACACGGCCTCTTAACTTAAAGCCACCCTGCATGTTTGAGAACGCGGCTGAATCTAGCAATGCACGAAGTGACCCAGTGGCCGCCTTGCCAAGTCCACCGATGAGGTGAAATAAGCCAAATCCATAAAAGCCAAGGCCAGGTAGGAACTTGTAAGACACAAACCAGTCACGTCGAAGTTTACGCTCGTCCTCCTCACGCCAGTTACGTCTTATGCTGACAATGGTGTCGCTGTCGTAGTCAATCGTGACAACGTAGGGCAACCCGACGACTGTATCCTCATCTTCATCCTCGTCAGTGTCATTGATCCCATTAAAAGTATCGTAGACGTGCATCTCAAGCAACGTCATCACTTTATCTTGTGCGTCATCGCCAAACTGGTCTACACCCTCGATCTCACCGATTACATCACCTGACGGATCTGGATCGCCTCCCTGATAATCAACTTGCAAGTAATAGCCAGATTGAACGTACCGATTGTAGTCGTTCTTCGGCATTCGGATAACTTGCGTGTATCGGGGTGAGGTATATAAATCCTTACTCTCTGGGGCGACAACAAAATCTTCTGCCTTCACAAACTGGGAACATTGCCTATCCATATTTGCATCCCACCAAACTTTCTTGAAAGTCTGACCAACTAGGGGCAACTGGAATAGCATCTGATCTAAGTCGGGAAAGTATTCTGGCATTTCCTGCGTAATCTGGTAATTCATAAACTCCCGAACACGTCGAGCCTGTTCCTCAAGCTCCTCATTGGGATCACCAACAATAACAGTCTTAACTGGGCCACCTGATGGGTATAGCTCTGCGATTGCCTTTGCATTAAACTGAGTTGCAGCTTCAGATATCATTGGGTGGACAACTGTGGACAAACCTCGTGTCGCACGCTCCTCTTCCGACTCATCCAGTCCACCGTCAGGATCTAGCGTCTGTAAGCCCTTCTTGTATCGATCTTCCCACTCGGATCGAGCCTCTCGGTCATTCTCGTAATAGGAAATAAGTGTCTGGCCTTTTCGAGCCAGCTCATTGTCGTCAATAACTTCAGCGAGATTTGCGTCAAAATTACTTTCGTCTTCCGACGCTTCGTCAAGCTCTGGATCTCCAATGAGAACTTCGTCGTTATCAATCTCTTCAACTTGTAAATCATCGAGGGGCGTTCCCTCAGCGAATGGTGCTAATTCTGTAGGAACTGTTGGTGACCTAGCCATACATTGTCATCCTTCTTTGCTCAGGGTACTCATCGTATTCTTCATCGTCAGAATGCGTCACAAACCAACCTTTTCTCAACCTTAACCAAGCCTGAGTGCATGTGTCAACAATGTCGTCATTGCCACCTGCTGGGAAGGCCGAACATATATCTATTAAATCCTTAGCCCACTTTCTATCTGAAGGAAAGAAAATTCTTCCGTCTTCTAGCAGTGCGGAACTTGCGTGCGCCCTAGCTTGCTTGTCTCGATCTGGGGAATACTCAAGCACTGGAATGCCAGCCATGCGTAAATCTTGCAGTAGAGATTGACCTGATGCCTTCTTCTCGATCAGCACTGCGTCAGGCTCCCAATCTTCGTAAGCCTCCTGAGCAATTCGTCTTAGGTCAGGATAGCTGACCCTGTCGTACCACATCTCCAAGACAATGACGCTCATCAATCCCTTGTGCTTAAATACACCCCAAGTTGTTCGAGCTGAGTAGTCAGCGGATTCTTTTGTGCTGAACGCTGTATCCCAAGACTGAATAACGTACTCAATGTCTGGCAAGTCTTGTTTCTCCCAGGGAACCCACCACTCGGCCTTAAGAATACCGCCACCCTTGGGTGCAGGTCTCTGCTGGAGCTGACCAGCACTTGCGTAGCTTCCAAGTGACCTCTCCAAGTTACCCAACGTCTTTTCATCGACACGCTGAGGCCAGAGCAGCTCACCCTCGGAAGTTCTGGGATCTGTAAAGCCTAGAGATGATTTGCTTGGCGTTGGGTGACCTATCTCGTATCGAGCTGGTAACATTAGGTGATCCCACTCATCTCCCATTTCATTTGCCAAAATATGGCCTGTCAAGTCATTTTCGTGTACTCTCTGCATAATTATAATAAATGCACCAGTCTTGGGGTCGTTCAGTCGAGTTTGCATGGCCTGATCCCACCAATCCAGTACACCTTGCCTGACAAGCGAAGATTCGCTCTCCCTGACGTTGTGTGGGTCGTCAATAATAATTATATCGCCACCCTCACCAGTTAACGCACCGTCAACCGACGTGGCAATCCTAGCTCCGCTCTTATCGTTCTCAAATCGTTGTTTTTGGTTCTGATCTGACGTTAGGTCAAACACATGCCCAAAGTGGTCTTGATACCACTGGCTGTCGAGCAACCGACGACATTTAACGCTATCCCTGATCGACAGGGAGCTTGCGTAGGATGCGTAAAGGAATTTCTTGTCTGGTTGCCTTGCCCAAGTCCAAGCTGGCAGTGCCACGGCAACTGAGATCGACTTCATGTGTCTTGGCGGTACATTGATGATTAATTTCTTGATGTCACCCTCGACAACTGCCTGGAGGTGGTCAGATATTGCGTCGATGTGCCAATTGTTTACAAAAGGCTGGGCTGGCTCGATACTAGGCCAACTAGCCTTCGTAAACTCCCTCAATGATCTGCGGTACTTCTCCGCTCTCACTTGTTCTAGGGTTAGACTGCTCAAATACCTGTTCAAGTTGTTGAAGTTGTTCATTTGGAATCCCAGTTAAATCTATGACGTGCCTCTGCTCTACAGTTGACTGCACCTCCTGCTTATCAACCCACCCTGCTCTGTTTTTCAAATAGAAAATAATGGCAGTATTATCCTTGTCCACCGTGGCCTTTTCATACAGGGCATTGGTTACCTGATCGATCCCAATAGACTGCCCTCTTTTTATAGCTTCCGAAAATTCCGAATTTTCTGCCTGATAAAGCATAAAGGTTGACACTGAAACACCTAGCATTCCTGCACACTGCTCCTTCGTTAAACCCTTTGCCATAAGGCTTTCCGTCTTCTTTAGAATTTCCTCAGTGATCTCGAATTTTGGTCTTCCGACTAAATTTTTAGCTTCTGCCATGTTTAACCTCTTTTTCAGTGGTAAGCTGTTCTTTTTTTAATATACACATATTTACGCAAAAAAAAAGCCCCACCGAAGTGAGGCTCTTTCTCTCAGGGAAATTCTTACCAATCCTTTTCGTCATCCTGACTATTGTAGGCCGTCAGGTATGCCTCGATTTGACCTTTTGTCATTTGATCTCGCTCAACTCTATTTGACTGGTATGCGTAACCAACATAGTAATGTGGCTCTGGTCTCCTTCCGTAGTAGGCATCTACAGAGCCTCTCTCGGTGGCTGAAACTATTGCATGTGATGTCATCCTATCATTATCCTTCTAAAAACAACTTCACCAGATGGATCACTGTAAGTCACAACTTCCTTCTGTGAGAACTCAAGGTCATCAAGTACATTACTATCACGCAATAGATTTCCGTCAAACTCATCATTTGTCTTGATGTCATGCAACGATAATATTTTACTTGGTGCGTCACCGTAACCTTCAACCCACTCCACAAGAAACTTTTTATTTTTATCTTGAGTCATTATATTTCTCCCCATCCTAAATAGTTTTTTTGATTTTTTTTGATTATTGCGATAAGAATTTTTTCAGTTTTACTGGATACTTTTCTTTCACATTTTTTCCCATTAGGTAATTTGCTTTTAAAAAAATTGTATTTCTTTCCACTGTAATTAGTGCCGACAGTATGATACCAACCTTTGTATTCAGAACCATCAAACCCAATACATTCTATTTTTAAAACTAAATCTTTACCTTCAGTAAATTCACTTAAATTTCGTGCATCGTATATTTTTTTTACTTCCATTATATTTCTCCCTGGTTTAATGGGGAGACTAAGCTCCCCAATTTATTATCTTCTAAAATCTTCTATATTAAAATCTTTAGCTTCTTTTACTGCCTCTTCAAAAACTGTAAAAGGATCTCTTCCTGATATTGTTTTATAACCTTCTATTGTGGCTTTCACTCCGTCACCTAAAAATGCTGTCACAACTCCGACACTCTCGTAATCATAACCATTCCAAGTATACTTTATATCCCAAGCTGGCGTACCCTCATCCCACTCTCCAGATGCACCATCTAATACTCTCTCAAATTTAAACTTTGGTGAAACCTCAGAACCTTTTATATTAATGTAACCCATTTTATTTCTCCCTGTTGATATCTAGTATATAATAGCAATCACTAGCAGATACAAGAGGTAAATGTAAAATAAATAAAAAAAAAGACCCCCACCTAAAATTAATTAAGTGGAGGCCAATTCAGCTCAGTGTCTTAGGGAGAAACACATGATATCAAATTAAGGCGGTTGATATCACTCTGAGCTAACCTCGGAAGCTAGGGCAAGATATGCCGCACCATCCATCGAGCTGTCTTCACTCGGTTTGTACGCTAATCTGGAAACTTTTAAAAGGCTCATCATGACACAGGCATCGTGCGGTGATATATCGACACCAGTGTAAGCTGACCACAGTGCGGCTAACTTCTCGAAACTTTCCTGTGGCTTTCCATACTCAGACTGCCTCGCACCATCCACAATCATTGCCGCATCAACTAATAACTTACTCGCTCTCGCCATTTTTCTTTCTCCTTTTAAAACGGTGGCTCTTCATTGTTTTCAGTGGGAGACCATGCCACATAGCGTACCCTCTGAA